GTGCCGCCCTGGCTGCTGAGCTGCTTCTTGAATGAACTGGACCGCAAAACCTTGTGCGCCTTGCCGCATCTGTTTGACATCTGGGCGCTGGACCACCAGCGCCCGCCGGACGGGGACTGGCGCGCCTGGGTGATCCTGGGCGGCCGCGGCGTCGGCAAGACGCGGGCAGGGGCCGAGTGGGTCCGCTCGCTCGCCGAAGGGGCCAGCCCTTATAACCCCGGCACCGCCCGCCGCATCGCGCTGGTTGCGGAAACCTACGACCAGGTGCGCGACGTGATGATCCATGGCGAAAGCGGCATCCTGGCCTGCTCGCCGCCGGACCGCCGCCCCAAGTGGAAAGCCTCGGAGCGCAAGCTGATCTGGCCAAACGGTGCAGAGGCGCAGGCGTTCTCCGCCCATGACCATGAGGCGCTCCGCGGTCCCCAGTTCGATGCCGCCTGGGCGGATGAGCTGGCCAAGTGGAGGAAGGGGCAGGAGAGCTGGGACATGCTCCAGTTCGCCTTGCGGCTGGGGCAGGACCCTCGCGTCTGCGTCACCACCACCCCGCGCAACGCGCCGGTCCTGAAACGGCTGCTGGCCTCACCCAGCACCGTCACCACCCATGCCCCGACTGAGGCCAACCGTGCCAACCTCGCGCCCTCCTTTCTGACAGAGGTGCGGGCGCGCTATGCAGGCACCCGCCTGGGCCGGCAGGAACTGGACGGCGTGATGCTGTCGGATATCCAGGGCGCGCTCTGGACCACAGCAGCGCTGGTGGATGCGCAGGTGTCTGAGGCGCCGCCCTTGGACCGGGTGGTGGTCGCCGTCGACCCGGCAGTGAGCGCAGGCAAGAACTCGGATGCCTGCGGTATCGTAGTGGCGGGCGCCGTCACTCACGGCCCGCCTCAGGACTGGCAGGCCCATGTGCTGGCGGATTGCACCGTGCAGGGGGTTGGGCCGCTCGCCTGGGCGCAGGCGGTGATTGCCGCCCGCGATGCACATGGGGCCGAGCGGGTGGTGGCAGAGGTCAACCAGGGCGGCGCCCTGGTGGAAACCGTGCTGCGGCAGGCCGATCCGCTGGTGCCGTTCCGCGCCCTGCACGCGAAAAGGGGCAAATCCGCCCGCGCCGAGCCGGTCGCGGCGCTCTATGAGCAGGGCCGGGTGTTTCACCTGCCCGGCCTGGGAGAGCTGGAGGACCAGATGTGCCAGATGACCCCGCAGGGCTACCGCGGCAGCGGCTCGCCCGACCGGGTGGATGCGCTGGTCTGGGCGCTGCATGAGCTGATCATCCAGCCGGCTGCCAACCTGCGCAGGCCGCAGATCAGGGTGCTCTAGAACTTTTCAAAAACCAACCGCCCGGCGGCACGCCGGGCAGCGCCCGTCCCGCCCCCCACGGGGCGGGCGCTTCGCGTCCACCCCGCCGGGCCGGGCGCCGCCCTCAGTGTGATGCAACACTGTATTGTTTCCTTTGTATCCGTTTAATTTCAGGATCTTATGTTCAGGTGTTGCGTACCCACCGTACGCACCGCTTGCCAAATCTTCAGGCCTTTCCGGCACTAATGATCCTCAGCAAAGGCGCATCAGCCCCAAGGGCCGGCAGCGCCGCCTAGGAACAACCTGAGGAGCGGACCATGGTCTTTGACCTGCTGCGGCGCAAATCGCCGGACCCCCGGAAACCGGGCCCCAAAAATCCGGGCCTGGAACAGAAGGCCAGCCAGACCGCCCGCGTGGTCTCCTGGCACGGCGCCGGCCGCATCGCCTGGAGCCCGCGCGACACCGTCTCGCTGACCCGCAGCGGCTTTGCCGGCAATCCGATCACCCACCGGGTGATCCGCCTGATCGCAGAGGCCGCCGCCGCCGTGCCGCTGGTGCTGCAGGACAGCCGCCAGCGCTTTGACACCCACCCCTGGCTTGTACTGCTGGCGCGTCCCAACCCGGCCCAAACCCAGGCTGAAATGCTTGAGGCGCTCTATGGCTACCTGCTGCTGTCCGGCAACGCCTATATCGAGATGGTCACGGCAGAGGACGCAACCCCCGCGGAACTGCATGTGCTGCGCTCCGACCGGATGAACGTGGTGCCGGGACCGGACGGCTGGCCCGCGGGCTTTGACTATGTGGTGGGCGGGCGCAAGCACCGCTTTGCCAACGAGCCCGGCAATTCCCCGGTCTGCCATATCAAGAGCTTCCACCCGCAGGACGACCACTATGGCCTCTCGGCCCTGCAATCGGCGGCGATGGCGATTGACGTCCACAACGCTGCCTCCCGCTGGTCCAAGGCGCTGCTGGACAACGCAGCCCGCCCCTCCGGCGCGCTGGTCTGGACCGGCTCCGACGGCCAGGGTCAGATGTCAGACGATCAATTCCGCCATCTAAGCGAAGAGATTCAAACAAATTTCCAGGGCGCCCAGAACGCCGGCCGCCCGATGGTTCTGGAGGGCGGTCTGGACTGGAAGCCGATGGGGTTCTCCCCCTCCGACATGGAGTTCCAGAAAACCAAGGACACCGCCGCCCGCGAAATTGCGCTGGCCTTCGGGGTGCCGCCGATGCTGATCGGCATCCCCGGCGATGCGACCTACGCCAATTACCAGGAGGCCAACCGCGCCTTCTACCGGCTGACCGTGCTGCCCTTGGTGTCCAAGGTTACCGCGGCGCTGTCCGGCTGGCTCACCGCCTGGACCGGAGAGGCGCTGACATTGAAGCCCGACCTCGACCAGCTGCCTGCGCTTGCAGCAGAGCGCGAGGCGCAATGGCGGCGGATCACCTCCGCGGATTTCCTCACACACGAGGAAAAGCGGCGTCTGCTGGGGTTGCCCACAGAAACCCTGCCCCCAGACCACACTGAGGGCGCGCAGACGGAGGGCGGACAGGATGACTGAGCACCCGATGCACGCATTTGATTGTTCACCGGGATTGCGCCTGTCCGCCCATGAGCGGGTCGCCCAGATCCAGAACGACGCCGTGAACCGCCGCCTCGACCGGATCGAACAGATGATGGAGCGGCTGGAGAAACGTCTCTGGCTCACCGTCTACGGCGTTGCCGCGGTGATCCTGGCGCAGGCTTTCCAATCCTTCCTGACGGTGCAATTGCCGTAACTCCAACGACTTGCGAGGTTCAGATGATGCAGGGATCCCCCCAGCTGGAACATAAATTCGCACGCTTCGGCGAGGATCTCTCGCTGAAGGACGCAACAGAAATCAAAGGCTATGCCAGCCTGTTCGGCCAGACCGACCAGGGTGGTGACGTGGTGATGCGTGGCGCCTATTCGGCGTCCCTTCAGGCGCTCAAGGATCAGGGCCGCACCGTCAAGATGCTGTGGCAGCACGACCCGGCCCAGCCCATCGGCGTCTGGGACGAAGTGCGCGAGGACAAACGCGGGCTCTACGTCCAGGGCCGCATCCTCACCGCCACTCCCAAGGGCGCCGAGGCGGCCGCGCTGATCGAGGCGGGCGCGATTGACGGCCTCTCGATCGGCTACCGCACCCAGAAAGCCACCCGCGCGCTGGACGGCACCCGCCACCTGACCCAGGTGGAGCTGTGGGAGGTGTCTCTGGTCACCTTCCCGATGCTGCCCGCGGCACGGGTGGCGGCGAAATCTTCCGCCGATGCGGAAGCGCAAGCGCTGCGCGCCCTGGCCGACGGCCTGCGCCAGATCACCCGCGGCCTCAAAACAGGCCAGACCTAAAACAGGACACCCATCATGAGCAACCAAGACCTCCCGGCCCAAACCGGGGACGCAGCGCCCCTGGCGCATGAAGTGAAACAGGCCATTACCGGATTTCTTCATGAATTCAAGGGGTTTCAGGACGACGTGCAATCAAGGCTGAAACAGGCAGAAGAGCGAGTGACCATGCTGGACCGTAAGACAATCTCTCAGAACCGCCCCCATCTGGCAGCCAGCCAGGACGCGGGCGCCCCGCATCAGAAGGCGTTCAACGCCTACCTGCGCAGCGGCGACGACGACGGCCTGCGCGGGCTTGAGCTGGAGGGCAAATCCATGTCCACCGCGGTGGGCAGCGACGGCGGCTATCTGGTCGACCCGCAGACCGCCGACACCGTCAAGGCGGTGCTGAACGCCTCCGCCTCGGTCCGCGCCGTTGCCTCCGTGGTGCACGTGGAGGCCTCAAGCTATGACGTGCTGATCGACCACAGCGAAATGGGCGCGGGCTGGGCCAATGAAACCGGCCCCGCGGCGGAAACCTCCACCGGCAGCATCGACCGCATCTCGATCCCGCTGCATGAACTGAGCGCGCTGCCCAAGGCCTCGCAGCGGCTGCTCGATGACAGCGCCTTTGATATCGAGGGCTGGCTGGCTGGCCGCATCGCCGATAAATTCGCCCGCTCCGAGGCCGACGCCTTCATCAACGGCGACGGCAACGACAAGCCCACCGGCTTCCTCAACTACAACGTCGAGGAAAACGACAGCTGGACCTGGGGCAACATCGGCTACAAGGCCACCGGCGTCGATGGCGAGATCGGCAACGGCGACGCGATCATCGACCTGGTCTATGCGCTGGGGGCGGAATACCGCGCCAATGCCACCTTCATTCTGAACTCCAAGACCGCGGGAATGCTGCGGAAATTGAAAGACGCCGATGGCCGCTTCCTGTGGTCCGACGGTCTGGCCGCGGGGGAACCTGCGCGCCTGATGGGCTACCCGGTGCTGATCGCCGAGGACATGCCGGACCCGGCTGCCAACAGCTTCCCCATCGCCTTCGGTGACTTCCGCGCCGGCTACACCATCGCCGAACGCCCGGACCTGCGGGTGATGCGCGACCCCTTCAGCGCCAAGCCGCATGTGCTGTTCTACGCGACCAAGCGCGTCGGCGGCGACGTCAGCGACTTTGCCGCGATCAAGCTGATGAAATTCGGCCTGAGCTGACCGCTCAGCGCTGATGGCGGACCGGCAGCCCGGTCCGCCGGCTGGCACGCACCCAATATTTCCCTGCCGTCTAGCTGCTCCCCCTCCGTCCGAGCGGCAGGGAACGGTGCGTGCCGGCCTAACCTTTGAACGGACAGCAGACCCGGGCCGGCAAGGGGGAGGCCCGCAGGAGTGAGATGATGATGCTGAGCGAAGTGACCCCCGTGCCCGAGGCCGCCCTGCCGCTGGCCCCCTTCAAGGCGCATCTGCGTCTGGGCACCGGCTTTGGCGAGGACAGCCTGCAGGACGAGGTGCTGTTTGGCTTCCTGCGCGCCGCCCTGGCAGCGGTGGAAGGAAGGACCGGCAAGGCACTGATAACCCGAGATTTTGAGCTGGAGATCCGCCACTGGCGCGACCGTGCCCGGATGGTGTTTCCCATCGCCCCGGTGCAGGCCGTGACAGAGGTGATGGTCAGCGACGCCGCCGGGGCTGAGACAACTCTCGACCCCGCCGCCTATCGCCTGGAGCGCGACAGCCAGCGCCCGTGCCTGTGTCCAACCGCCAGCCTGCTGCCCGCCATTCCCGCCGGCGGTCTGGCACGGATCACCCTGCAGGCCGGCATGGCGGCGGACTGGGGCGGATTGCCCGCCGATCTGGCCCAGGCGGTGATGCTCTTGGCGGCGCATTACTACGAATACCGGGCCGACACCGGCCTGCACGGCGGCTGCATGCCCTTCGGCGTCACCAGCCTGATCGAACGCTACCGCACCCTGCGGCTGACCCTGGGAGGCCTGGCATGAAACGGCCCCCGAACCTCACCCGCAAGCTGGTGCTGGAAGACCCCCAGCGCTCCCCCGACGGCGCCGGCGGCTATGCCGAGAGCTGGGTGGCGCTTGGCACACACTGGGCTGAGGTGAAGCCGCTCAGCGGGCGTCTGAACAGCGACAGCCTGTCTATGCAGAAATACCGCATCACCCTGCGCGCTTCCCCCGATGGCTTTGCGTCCCGACCGCGCCCCGACCAGCGGTTCCGCGATGAAAACCGCCTCTACCGTATTGATGCGGTTGCGGAAAACGGCCCGGACGCCCGCTACCTCACCTGTTTCGCGGTTGCGGAGGTGAGCACATGACCTATGCCATCGCAGGCGGGCTGCAATCCGCCGTCTACACCCATCTGACCGGCAACGCGGGCCTCACCGCCCTGGTCGGCAGCGCCATCTATGACGCCATCCCAGCAGGTCCCTTGCCGCAGACCTATGTGGCCTTGGGATCGGAGGAGGTGCTGGACCGCTCCGACAAGACCGCAGGCGGCGCCGAGCACCGGTTCTTTGTCACCGTCACCACCGACATGGCCGGCTTTGCCACCGCCAAAGCCGCCGCCGCTGCTGTTTGCGACGCGCTGGTCGGCGCCGCGGTGCCGCTGCCGCGAGGCCAGCTGACCGGCCTCTGATTCGACCGTGCCAAGGCTGAGCGGCTCAGCACCGGCGGCCGCCAGATCACCCTGCGCTTCCGCGCCCGTGTGGATGACGTGTGATGTTCGAGAAACAGAGGGCAGCGTCCGGCCCGGTGGGGGGCGGGACGGGCGCTGCCCGGGCCTCCGGCCCAGGCGGGCTCTTCAGGAACCATGGCCTAGCATTTGATTTTACAGGAGAAATCCCATGACAGTTCAAAACGGCAAGGACCTCTTGGTCAAAGTGGACATGAATGGCGCAGGTCTTTTTGAGACCATCGCCGGCCTGCGCGCCACAAGGATCAGCTTCAACGCCGAAAGCGTCGATGTGACAAGCCTCGAAAGCCAGGGCGGCTGGCGCGAGCTGCTGGCAGGCGCCGGTGTGCGCTCCGCCAGCATCTCCGGCTCCGGCATCTTCCGGGATGAGGCAACGGACGAACGCGCCCGGCAGCTGTTCTTTGACGGGCTGACGCCGGAGTTCCAGGTGATCATCCCAGATTTCGGCATCGTGCAGGGGCCGTTCCAGGTCACCGCACTGGAATATGCCGGCAGCCACAATGGCGAGGCGACTTATGAGCTGTCGCTCGCCAGCGCCGGCCAGCTCAGCTTTGCGGCGGTCTGACCGATGGTGAACCCGCATGCAGGCGAGGCGGAATTGCTCGTGAATGGATCCCCTTACGCGCTGAAGCTGACACTTGGTGCGCTGGCAGGCCTTGAGGCCGCGCTGGAGGAAGGCACGCTGGTGGATCTGGTGCAGCGGTTCGAACAGGGCCGGTTTTCCGCCCGCGATGTGCTGGCTCTGCTGGCCGCGGGTTTGCAGGGCGGCGGCCATGATTTGAGCCGCGAGGACCTTGCCTCTGCCGCCATTGGCGGCGGCCCGATGCAGGCGGTACGGGTGGCGGCGGAACTCTTGGTGCGCAGCTTTGCCGTGCCGGGTAGCCCATGAGTGGGCTCGACTGGCCCGCCCTGATGCGCGCCGGGATGGCTGGGCTGAAACTGCTGCCGCGCGATTTCTGGGAGCTGACACCCGCGGAACTGCGGCTGATGCTGGGCGAGGCCGCGGCGCCGCAGCCGCTGGGGCGTGACCGGCTGGCAGCGCTGATGGCGGCCTTCCCGGACGCCGCCTTCCCGAAGAACAAGGAGACAACAGATGACTGACTCATCGTCGATGGCAGAACTGGAACTGCAGGGCGAGGCTTTGGGAGAAGCGCTGGACGGTGCCTCAGACATGGCCGCCGCCTTTGCAGAAGTGCTGGGGCGGGTCAAGGAGGGGTTTTCCGAGACCGGCCGCGACGCCCAGATTCTGGACCGCAGTCTTTCCAAGGGCTTGCGCCGCGCATTTGACGATCTGGTGTTTGACGGCGCCAGCCTGTCAGAGGCGATGGACACGCTGGCGCGCTCAATGATCCGCACCACCTATAACGCGGCGATGAAACCGGTCACCAACCACGTGGGCGGGCTGATCTCCGACGGTTTCGGCAGCCTCATCGACAGCATCCTGCCTTTCGCCAACGGCGCAGCCTTCAGCCAGGGCAAGGTGATGCCTTTTGCCAAGGGCGGAATCGTGACCGGCCCCACGACCTTTCCGATGCGCGGAGCCACCGGGCTGATGGGCGAAGCGGGGCCGGAGGCGATCCTGCCATTGACCCGCGGCGCCGATGGGTCACTGGGCGTCCGCAGCCAGGGCGGCGGCGCGGTCAACGTGGTGATGAATGTCAGAACGCCGGACGTCAAAGGCTTTGAACGCAGCCGCAGCCAGATCGCGGCACAGCTCAGCCGCGCGCTGAGCCGCGGCGGGCGCAACCGTTAAGGATGGAGGGTAACCTGATGAATTTCCACGAAGTCCGCTTTCCCGCCTCGCTCAGCTTCGGCTCCGTCGGCGGACCTGAGAGGCGCACCGATGTGGTGACGCTCGCGAACGGGTTTGAAGAGCGCAACACCCCCTGGGCGCACTCCCGCCGCCGCTATGACGCCGGGCTGGGCCTGCGCGCGCTGGAGGATATTGAAACCCTGATTGCCTTCTTCGAGGCCCGTCAGGGGCAGCTCTATGGCTTCCGCTGGAAGGATTGGAGCGACTACAAATCCGCCCGGCCCAGCGCCGGGGTGGCGTTTGACGATCAGGTGATCGCGACGGGTGACGGCAGCACCGCGACCTTCCAGCTGGCCAAAACCTATCGCTCCGGGGAATTCACGTATAAGCGCCCGATTGCAAAGCCGGTGGCGGGGACGGTGCGGGTCGGTATTGAACAGGATGAGCTGCGCGAAGGCGTCGATTACGAGCTCGACACCGCAACCGGCCTGATCACCCTGGCGCATCCGCCGGAGGTTGGCCTGAGCATCAATGCGGGCTTTGAGTTTGACGTGCCGGTGCGGTTTGACACCGCCAGCATCCAGACCAGTGTGGCCTCCTTTCAGGCAGGCGAGGCGCCTGCGGTGCCGGTAGTGGAGGTGCGGGTATGACTAGCCGTTCCAACGCTTTACGGGACCATCTTCAATCCGGCATCACCACTGTCTGCCGTGCCTGGGCGCTGGAGCGCAGCGATGGGTCCGTGCTGGGGTTCACCGATCATGACTGTGTGCTGATGTTCGACGGTGTCACTTTCCAGCCCGGCAGCGGCCTGACGGCGCGGGCGGTTCAGCAGGCCACCGGCCTCTCGGTCGACAACACCGAGGCGCTGGGGGTGCTGAGCGACGCTGCGGTTCGGGAGGAAGACATCGAGGCAGGCCGGTTCGACGGCGCCGAGGTGCGCTGCTGGCTGGTCAACTGGCGGGATGTCTCTATGCGCTGGCTGCAGCTCCGCGGCTCCATCGGCGAGATCCGCCGCGCGGGCGGAGCTTTTGAAGCGGAACTGCGCGGGCTCACTGAGGCGCTGAACCAGCCGCTGGGGCGGATCTATCAGACGCCCTGCACGGCGGTTCTGGGCGACGGGGCCTGCCAATTCGATCTGGAGACGCCCGGGTATGCCACAGAACTGGAGGCAGTGGAGATTGGCCGCAGTGAGGAGTTTCTCTGGGGCGCGCTGCCGGGGTTTGAGCCGGGCTGGTTTGCCGGCGGGCGCCTGACGGTGCTGAGCGGCGGCGCCCAAGGTCTCTGGTCGGCGGTAAAGGCGGATCAGAGCGATGCCGCCGGGCGCAGGATCACTTTGTGGGAACCGGTCCGCGCTGAAGTGCAGCGGGGCGATTTGGTGCGGCTGGAGGCCGGCTGCGACAAGCGCATGGAAACCTGCCGGCTGAAGTTCAACAACCTTCTGAATTTCCAGGGATTCCCCGACATTCCGGGGGAGGATTGGATCATGGCGGTGCCGCGGCAGTCCGGCATGAACACCGGGGGCAGCCGCAGATGAGCCGGGTGGTCGAGGCTGCGCGGGGCTGGATCGGCACGCCCTATGTGCACCAGGCGTCCTGCAAGGGCGCGGGCTGCGACTGCCTGGGGCTGATCCGGGGCCTGTGGCGCGAGCTTTACGGCTCTGAGCCCGAGGCGCCGCCCGCCTATACGATGGACTGGTCCGAACCGCAGAGCGCCGAGGCGCTTTGGCAGGCCGCGGCACGGTATCTGCTGACGAAACCTTTGGCCGAGGCTGCGCCCGGCGATGTGATCCTGTTCCGGATGCGCCAGGGATCGGTGGCGAAGCATCTGGGAGTGCAATCGGGGGTAACAGGCTTGAGGGCAGCGCCCGGCCCGGTGGAAGTCCCAGCGTTCATCCACGCCTATGCCGGCCACGGGGTTGTCGAAAGCCCGTTGAGCCCGCCCTGGCAGCGCCGAATCGTGGCGCGCTTTCTTTTCCCGAAGGAGCTGATCTGATGGCAACCATACTTCTCTCTGCCGCCGGCGCGGCGGTTGGCGGCGCAATCGGCGGCACCGTGGCGGGGCTGTCCTCGGCGGTGATCGGCCGCGCGGTGGGCGCCACCCTGGGCCGGATGATCGACGAACGGCTTCTCGGTTCCGGCGCCGATCCGGTGGAGACCGGCAAGGTGGACCGCTTCCGCCTGACCCAGGCCAGCGAAGGGGCGCCGGTGGCGCAGGTCTATGGCCGGATGCGGCTGGGCGGGCAGGTGATCTGGTCCTCGCGCTTTCTAGAAACTTCCCAGACCAGCGGCGGCGGCGGCAAGGGGCGGCCAAGCCAGCCGCAGGTGACCAGCTACAGCTATTCGGTGTCCTTGGCGGTGGCGCTGTGCGAGGGCGAGATCGCCAGCGTTTCGCGCGTTTGGGCCGATGGTGAGGAAATGGCGCCGAAGGATCTGAACATGACCGTTTACCGCGGCACCGCGGATCAGCTGCCGGACCCGGTGATGGAGGCGATCGAAGGGCCCGGGCAGGTGCCCGCCTACCGCGGCACCGCCTATGTGGTGATGGAAAATCTCGAGCTGGGACGGTTCGGCAACCGGGTGCCGCAGTTCTCCTTTGATGTACTGCGCCCGGAACAGTCGGCCAGCAGCACCTATGCGCAGGACCTGGGCCAGCTGGTGCAGGGGGTGGCGCTGATGCCCGGCACCGGCGAATACTCCCTTGCCGCGGATGTGGTCCAGTATTCCGGCGGGCCCGGCGATGCCATGGCCGCAAATGAGCATACGCCCAGCGGCCTGAGCGACCTCAAGACCTCGCTGAACGCGCTGGAGGCGGAGCTGCCGGCCTGCGGCGCGGCCTCGCTGATTGTGTCCTGGTTCGGAGATGATCTGCGCTGCGGCAACTGCACGCTGAAGCCCAAGGTGGAGCATAAAGACGCCGAGGGGAACGTGGCCTGGACCGTCAGCGGCGTGACCCGCGCAGGTGCAGAGGAGGTGCTGAAGGCGGACGGCGAACCGCTTTATGGCGGCACCCCGGCGGATGCCTCGGTGATCCAAGCGATCCGCGAAATGCAGGGACGGGGCCTGCGGGTGATGTTCTACCCGTTCATCCTGATGGAGCAGGCCGAAGGCAACGCGCTGCCCGACCCCTGGACCGGCGGCGCCAGCCAGCCGCATCTGCCCTGGCGCGGACGGATCACCCTGTCCGCGGCGCCGGGCCAGCCGGGATCGCCGGATGGGACCGCGGCGGCGGATGCGGAGGTGGCGGCGTTTTTCGGAACCGTCACTGCGGCGGATTTCACTGTGGCTGATGGCACCGTGGCCTATAGCGGCCCGGACGAATGGAGCCTCAGCCGCTTCATCCTGCACAATGCGGCGCTGTGCGCGGCGGCGGGCGGGGTGGAGGCGTTTTGCATCAGCTCCGAGATGCGGGCGCTGACCCAGATCCGCGGCGCCGGCGGTTTCCCTGCTGTTCAAAGGCTGAAGGCGCTGGCGTCGGAGGTGCGGGCGCTGCTGGGTGCGGAGACCAAGATCGGCTATGCCGCCGATTGGTCGGAATACTGGGGGTATCAGTCGCCGGAGGGTGACCGCTACTTCCACCTCGATCCGCTGTGGGCGGATGAAAACATCGACTTCATCGGCATCGACAACTACATGCCTCTGTCCGACTGGCGCGAGGGCGAGGAACACCTGGACGCGCAAGCGGGCGTGCCTGCGGTCTATGACCTCGATTACCTGCGCGGTAATGTCGAGGGCGGCGAGGGGTTTGAGTGGTATTACCATTCCCCTGAAGCGCGGGAGGCGCAGATCAGGACGCCGATCACCGACGGCGCGCATGATGAGGCCTGGGTGTGGCGTTACAAGGATATCCGCAGCTGGTGGATGCAGGAGCACCACGAACGCATCGGCGGGGTTAGGCAGGCCGTGCCGACCGACTGGGTGCCGCAATCGAAGCCGATCTGGTTCACCGAACTGGGCTGCGCCGCGATCGACAGGGGCACAAATCAGCCCAACAAGTTTCTGGATCCGAAAAGCTCTGAATCGAAACTGCCGCGTTATTCCAACGGGTTGCGGGACGATCTGATGCAGATCGCCTATCTGCGCGCCTTTCTGGGATATTGGCGAGAGACCGCCAATAACCCGGTGTCCGAGGAATACGGCGGGCCAATGCTGGATATGTACAACGCCTATGTCTGGGCCTGGGACGCGCGTCCGTTTCCGGTCTTCCCGAGCCGGCTGGAGATCTGGAACGACGGCGAGAATTACCTGCGCGGCCATTGGCTGAACGGGCGCGCCGGGCAGCGCACGCTGGCCTCGGTGGTGGAGGAAATCTGCCGCAGTGCAGGCCTTTATGACATTGATGTCACCGGGCTCTACGGTGTGGTGCATGGGTTTGTGAACCCGGATGTCGCGGATGCCCGTGCGGTGCTGCAGCCGCTGATGCTGCGGTACGGGTTTGACGCGGTGGAACGCGACGGTGTGCTGAGGTTCCGGATGCGCAAGGGGACCGGGGCAGAGGCGCTGAGCCTTGAGCATCTGGCCGACAGCGATGAGTTGGACGGAAGCCTGGAGCTGAGCCGCGCCAGCGAAGCGGAACTGGCGGGCCGGGTGCGGCTGCGGTTCACGGAATGGGGCGGCGACCATGCGGTAGGTTCGGTCGAGGCGGTGCTGCCGGATGAGGAAACGCATAGCGTCAGCCAGAACGAGCTGCCGCTGGCGCTGACCCGGGCCGAGGCGCGCCAGACCGTCGCCCGCTGGCTGGCGGAGGCGCGGATTTCGCGCGACACCGCGCGGTTCATGCTGCCGCCCTCGCTGCTGCATCTTGGGGCGGGGGATGTGGTGTCGCTGCCTGTTGAAGGCAAGGAACAGCTCTACCGCATCGATAGGGTGGAGCAGGCGGAGGCGCAGATGGTGGAGGCGGTCAGGATCGAGCCGGGCACCTATGATCTGGCTGAGGTGGCGGAGGAGCTGCCGGGGGTCAACGCCTTTGCCGCGCCGGGGCCGGTGCTGCCGCTGTTCCTGGATCTGCCCTTGATGCGCGGCGATGAGGTGCCGCACGCGCCGCATCTGGCGCTGACCGCGGCGGCCTGGCCGGGGAGCGTGGCGGTTTACGGTTCCGAGGCGGATGAGAATTACGCGCTGGAACACGTGGTTGCGGCGCGGCAGGTGGTCGGGGTCACGGAAACACCGCTGTTTGCCGCCGGGGCCGGGCGCTGGGACCTGGGCGCGGACCTGCAGGTGAAGCTGATCTCCGGTTCCCTGGAGAGCCGCACGGCGGAGGCGGTGCTGAACGGGGCCAATGCGACTGCCATCGGCGACGGCACGCCGGGCAACTGGGAGCTGTTCCAGTTCCGCGACGCAGAGCTGATTGCGCCGCAGACCTACCTGCTGCGGGGCCGCCTGCGCGGCCAGCAGGGCACCGATGCTCTGATGCCGGATGTCTGGCCTGCGGGCTCATACATGGTGCTGCTGGACGGCACCCCGGTGCAGATGGACCTGGCGCCGGAACAGCGCCGACGCCTGCGGCATTACCGGATCGGCCCGGCCCGGCGGGCGCTGGAGGATCCCTCCTACGTGCATCAGCAGGAGGCGTTCGAGGGCATTGGCCTGCGCCCCTATGCGCCGGCGCATCTGCGGCTGGAGGGGGCTTTGGGCGCGGACATCACAGCCGGCTGGGTGCGGCGCACCCGGATCGAGGGCGACAGCTGGGAGCTGGAAGAGTTGCCTCTGGGCGAGGAGTTTGAATCCTACCGCATCCGGGTGATGCGCGGCTCCACTGTCCTGCGGGAGGAAGCCTCTGCAATGCCGTCCTGGAGCTATCCGGCGGCCGCCCAGGCAGCGGACGCGGTGCAAGCGGGGGATGTGCTGGAAGTGGCGCAGCGCTCGGCCCGTTTCGGCGCCGGGCCAGCGGCGCGGCTGGTGCTGGGATGATCCGCCCGGTGCTGCCCGGCGATGTGTCTGCGGTGGCGCGGGCCTTGCTGGCGGTGCCGGAGGGCGGGCGCCAGCAGCTGTGCCGCCGCATATTCGGCGGTGCCGAGGAGGCAGCGGTGCATTGCCGCCTGTTCGGCCGTCCTCACCCGCACTGGGGCGACGGGAGCTTAAGCGCAGCAGCCCGGCAGTACCTGCTGGCGGTGGAACCGTTTCTGGATGATGCTGAGTATCTCATTTGCACCCGGCTGGTGCTGCGGGAACTGGCGGCAGCGCTTGAGGCGGACGCAGCTTGCCCCGCCCGCTGAACAGAGCCGGGAACCTGTCCATCCAGCAGTTGGGCGTGGTGCCTGCGGCTCGATTCCGGGCAGGGTGCAGTATCAGCCCGAAGCGCAGCTGATGCATTTGAGCGCCGCCGGGTCCAGTTCCAGCCTCTTCAGGGCGATTTCCTCGCCGCAGTCCTCGCAGTAACCGTATTCGCCGTCCGCCATGCGGGCCAGCGCCGCGTGCAGGCGCTGGGTTTCAAGCTGGCGGCGGGCTGCTTGCGCCTTGGCCATCGCCTGCATCTGCAGCGCATCCATGCGCGACAGGCGGCCGACCATCTGCTGGTCCAGCTCCACCACGCCCTGGGCCTCTTCGCCCAAGGCATCTTCTGCCGCCAGTTCCGCCAGTCGGGCGGTGATCTGCACTCGCAGGCGCTGCTGATCCGGGTCATTCATATTGGAAATATACCCCAT